TCTTTGAGCGAGAGCCCGACTGCAGGATTCTGATCCTAGCTCACCGGCAAGAACTGGTCAGCCAGGCTGAAGACAAGCTCAAGAAGGTATGGCCATGTGCGCCGTCAGGCATTCTGGCTGCGGGATTGAACCAATACGAAGTCGATGGGCGCATCGTCATTGCCAGTCGAGATACCTTGGCAACACCAAGCAGGCTTGATACCTCTGGTGACTTTGATTACATCATCGTGGATGAAGCGCACCATGTGGCGCCAGACCCAAACACCCGGTATCGCAAGATCTTTGATCACTTTGAGTCCTCCATCTGGAGAACCCCACGCATACTGGGCGTGACTGCCACACCCTATCGTATGGGCCAGGGCTTCATATACGGCCTTGAGGAGCACTTCTTTGCAGGGGTTGCCTATCGTGTAGGTATACCTGAAATGATCCGAGAGGGCTTCCTGTGCCGCCTGTCGGCCTTCAAGGTGAGCGATGAGGCCGTGATCGATGCATCAACTGCACGAGTTAAGTTCAAAGGTGGTGACTATCGTGAGTCAGACATTGAGAAGCTGGCCATGCAGGATCAGACCATGCTGGCCATCATTGATGACTGGATTGAGAAGGCATATACCAAAGGCCGACTGAGCACTGTGTTCTTCTGTATCACCGTAGCTCATGCCGAGAAGATGTGCCTGTACCTGCGCCAAGCTGGTGTAGAGGCTGCGATTGTGACCGGCGAGACGCCAAAGGCTCGACGCGAGGATGTGCTAGAACGCTTTGAGAACGGAGAGATCAACGCACTATGCAACGTGTCTGTTTTGACTGAAGGCTGGGATGCACCACGCACAGACTGTATCGCACTGCTGCGTCCCACCAAGTCGCTGGGCTTGTATGTGCAGATCTGTGGGCGAGGCATGCGAACCTGGGGCGACAAGAAAGACTGCATGCTGCTGGACTATGGCGAAAACATGGATAGGCACGGCTGCATAGACACCGCCCGTCCATCGATCCCAAGCAAAGAGGACAAAGAGAAAGAGCAGCAAACTAAGATCTGGATATGCGACTCATGCGTGGCGGTCAACGATATAGATCGTGACACATGCATTGAGTGCGGTTCCTTGAAGCCAGCACCCATTGAGCAGCCCAAGCTGTTTGAAGAGGAAGAGAAGGATGCGGCATCAACCCGCATGGCAGCAAGTGGCTCTGTGTTATCAGATGAGCTCGAAGACCCAGTAGAGAAGCACGAGCGCGTCAAGAACATCGAGTGGGTTTCAGCTGAATCAAAGACATCAAAGAACGGCAATGAGTATCTCAATGTCATGTTCTCAAGTCCCGGCGACTACTGGCCACAGAATATGCCACTCATGATCGGCATGAGAGGCAAGGCAGGCCTGATGGCGCAGAAGAAGTGGCGGTCACTGACCAACAATCATTGGTGCCCAAGCACCATTGAGCAGGCTTTGGTTGAGGTGAACCACAACGGAGCCATGCAACACATCAAACAAATAACTGTAAGAAAAGAGGGTAAGTACTGGAATGTCGTTAGCGTCCATTTTTGATCGGATCGATGAGCAAATAGCAGAGAAAGACAACCGCTTTCGTGGCCACTTGGGCTTCAGCGGGATAGGTGATGACGATGAATACAAGCAGTGGATGGGATTCCGCTGGTGTTTGCCGTCTACCTTCGGCGGCAGGATGCTGCGCTTGTTTGACCTAGGCAACCGCATCGAGGATCAGGTGGTTGAGAACATACGCGATACCGATGTGGTGTCCATCGCCTCGCATGACAAAGATGGCAACCAGTTTCGTGCATCGTTCTTTGGCGGTCACTTCGCAGGCTCCTGTGACGGCCTTCTCAAGGGCGTTCTGCCACCCCCTAGCGAAGAGGTGATCCTGCTGCTGGAGGTCAAGAGCGCCAACGACAAGCGGTTCAAAGAGCTCGTGAAGCTTGAAAGCTACGAAGCCTGGAGTGAAACCTATCGATGGCAGATCCATGCCTACATGGGCGCGCTTGGTCTGACCAAGTGTATGGTGGTGGTGGTCAACAAGAATAACAGCGAGGTGTACACCGAAATCATCGACTTCAACCCGCAGGTGTGGGAAAAGGCGCAAGCAAAAGCGCAGCGCATCATCACCAGTGACGCCCCAGACAAAAGCACTCGCATGTCCGAAAAAGACTGGCGCATGAAGAATGAGTCGGAGTTGTATCGCAACATCTATTTTGGTCGCCGCTTGCCGGAATCGGTCAACTGCAGGAACTGCAAGAACGTGAAGCCACTGACTGAATCAAACGGTGCTGTGTGGTTTTGTAGTCGAAGCAAGAGATCAATACCGCTTGAAGAGCAGAAGCTTGGCTGCAAAGACCACTTGTGGATACCAGAGCTTGTAAACGCCAACCACTTGCCCGGTAAGAGCACAGAGGATTCTGTGGCTTATCAGGCTGGGATTATGGAGTTCTACAACTCAACGTCTGAGGTGACGGGTGAGTATCACTACAGCAGCACGGAGATGCGTGAGTTATCTAAGGCAGACTTTGAAGCTGGCTTGATGATGACGGGTGAGAGCGTGAGGCGTGAGTTCCCTGGAAGCTATCTTGAGAACGTTGACGAGCGCAAGATGCCGTTCTAGGCCCACTCTCGTGGGTCTTTGATGATCAGTATCTTGAGGCCAGGGTAGAGGGCTTCGACAAGCTTCTTCTTGAGGGTGAACACTTGAGTGATGATGCCCTTGGTGTCCTCTACTACCACCTCGCCATCGCGCTTGTAACGAAAGTCCGCAACGTATGAGCAGATCTTTTTGTCTTCACCTTCAACGGTGATCACGCACGGGAAGTCTACCTGCACCTCAAGGTCAGTGATCTCACCAGCTTCTTGGTAACGCTTGAGTATCTTGTACCGGGCTGCTTCGAGTTTGGAGTCAAAGACAATACCATCGTACTCAGTCTTCTTGGCGAAGTACTTGCTTTTGCTTTTCTTTGATGCCCGCTTTGGGATCACATCAACTACCACCCATCAGTTTCTCTTCTTCCTGCTGGCGCAGGAACTGTGATGCACGATTAAACAGGGATGGCATCTGAGGTGCAACAGGTGGCGTAGGCGCTGTGTCAGGCTGTGTAGGCGCACTTTGAGGCGTACCCTGTGGTGCAGGGGCTTGTTGCAAAGCTTCCGCTCTAGCGGCTTGTTCTTCGGCTTGGGCTTGTGGCCTGAATGGAGCACCTTGGAACTGAGCAAGCTGCTCCCCAATCGCAGACATATCTAGTGGATTAGAAAGCTTGTTTTCTCTCCCACGCATAGCAATCTTTATAGTCTCGGAGCTTGGGAAGAATGCTTTAAATCGGCCTGACATAACCATGCCCAAGTTTGGTGTTTTTGCTTCGCGCAGCGGCTTGACTATTTCAGCAGTAGAAAGCCCAAGCGTCTTGGCGTCTTCAATTGCCATGTTCAGATCGCGTAGCGCCTTGAAACGCTGCTCGTTTGCAGTGATGAAAGCCTGAGTTGTGGATTCAGCATCAACATTGCCACGAGTCTTTGCCACTTGGTTAAAGATACCGGCAGCATCACGGACGTTTCTTGCTGCTTCAAGAGCGCGATAGTACAACACGCGCTCAGTGCGAGGCTTGATGCTTTTGACGCCAGTCAAAGCCTCTGTAAATTCTTGCACTGGGTCTAATCGATAACCTTGTTTGCTAACGCCAAGCTTCTCATCCCCCATGGCAGCAGAAGCAACAGCCCGTGGAAAGTCTCTTAGAGTGAACGACAGAGAGCCAGGGAAAGGCGATGTAGGTGTTGTTGTTAGATCTACCGGGCTGAACCCTGGCATTAATCCATCTGCAAAATGCGCAAATCCTTTGCCAACCTTTGTTCCAAGCGTATCTGTTTCTCGCCAAATCGGTCTGTTGAACGTTGTGTTGTTTCTTATTACGTCTAAGAATTTTTCTGTAACAATCGCTTCGCTCATGAATGGAGAAAAGAACTCTGCGCCTGCATCCAATGACGCATCAAACGCTATTTTACTTAAATCTTCTTCCTTTGTTATACCGTTGTTCACTGCATTGAACACAGCAGCCGCAGGCCTGCCAACGTAGTCATACGGATTGGTATACGAAAAATTATAGAAGTCTGTGACTTTGCCGTTTTTATCTGTGCCAATAGGTATCAGTGTTGAGTTTCTATCCCAGTCAGCAGCCATAGACCGCTTGTATGCATCAATTTGTTCCTGATCCGCGCCAGTGAGAAGCGTGCCTGCTTTTACCAGTGAAGCCGGTATCGCTGCATTGACTGATATGATGCCAGTCAACCGCTTCATGCCTATTTCTCTAAGTTCTGGCGACTCACTCGCTAGTTCTTTAATGCTTCGACCAAGAATGTTGCCGCTAGTTCTGATCATCTCAGCAGGGAATGCCACGAAGTTCCCAAAAGGCATCTGCCGCAATCGCTTGATAAATTCAGGCACGCGAGCATAGTTAGGCACGGTATCTTTGACAATCTCCGCAGCCTCACGCTTCATGGCAATTTTAAGTTGCTCTGGCGTTAATTCAGACGGCCTTATGACTGAACCAAACTCAGTAAAGTTTCTGGGATCAGACACAGGCAGCGCAGTGTTTGGGTTTTTGGCGAATATTCTTTCAAGACGCCCAAGTTCCATCTCAAAACTGTATGTCTTCCACACATCATCAGACGCTTGGTAGAGTTTGGCCGCAAAGCTGTTCTGCATTCCTTGAGCTTTTTTAAACAACTTACCAGTTACGCCAGAACCAAAGCCGGTGCCTTCGGCGGCATCGTTGAGTAGCGATTCAAACTCACCAATCTTGGCGTTAGTGTTGATTACGCCTAGGTCAACAAGCTCATTGTAATATTTTTGTCTTTCAGCAAGCGTCATGTTTGCTTTGCCTGGCCCAGTCAACCGTTGATTCAAATTGCTGAATACTGTTGATACAGAGTTAGCCAAAGACTTTGAGTTGCCAACGTTTCCGTTTGCAAGTGCAAAAAAACCAGCAGTCGTTGCGTTCCTGATCTGTGTGATCGGGCTGTAAACAGTTTTAGCTATCTGAGACATACCCTTCAAACCTAAGAAGGTTGAATACAGCGGTATGTTTCCCTTCGATAGGTCAAACACATCACTGCCACCCTCAAGCGCAGCCTTGTATTCGTTCTTTATGTACTTGCCTGCAAGCGGGCCAAACCTGGCTTTTTGAGAAGCTGTAATTTCTCCAAGCGGGTTACCAGCTTCTGCACCAACAATTGAATAATCTCCAAGCCGTGCGTTTGGCGGGATCGTATCGAATATAAACTTTGCACCTTCTGGAAGCTTGGCATTGTATTGAATTAAATTGTCGTAATACTGAGACTTTGCGATGTGCTTCGACATGATATCAACAGTCTCAACCATCTTGGTGCGCAAACCAACTTCCTGTTCAGCAACATCCCTAGCTCTTATGAGTTCAGGACGGAAGCGCATGGCAACGTCTTTTGCGCCTGTGTACTCGCCAAGAAAATCTCTTACTGCAGGCAGATCATCAAGTTTCCTGCCCTTCAACATCCCTTGAGACACACCTTTAAGTGTTGCCGAATCAACAACATCCCTTGGCTGCATCTTAGCGTTGTTGAAGTTGCCTTGAATCATACTATTCAACAATTCTCTGGCCTGATTCTCGTCAAGCTGAGCGGCTTCATCTAGGCCACGGCTTGATTTAACAAGCTCTTCAACAGCAATTTCTGCTTGCTCTGCTGTAGGTGAGTAGTCGGTATCCTTCAATGCGCGATAAAGACGCATGCCATAGAAGGTTTCGTTGTTCCCTATGGTTTCAATCAAAGCCTTTTTCGCTTCATCACTTTGAAGGCCATCTTCTAATATGTCTTTTACAGACAAGCTCAAACCATCGATTTGCTCTCGTAGATCACTTGCGCCATCAAACAAACTTAGGTCTTTTCTATTACCGAACAAAGTCTTAGGCGTGTTCTGAGCGATGATTTGATCTATTTCTTTTAGCTTCTTCTCTGCGTTGAGTTGAACCACTTCTCTTTTTACACCCGGTTTCATCCCAGTGGTGTTTGCAAACAAAAAATCGTTTAACGTATCAAGCACTTGTGACTTATCTTGATCGTTGAAAAGTCCTTCGTTCTTGTTCACAAAAGACAGCGCGTTCTCCATCTTCTCAACAGTTTGTCTAGCCGCTGAGTTTTGGGCAGCTATTTGTGTTACACGCATGGCATCGTATTGAGCGGTAAACCTATCTGGCAGTTCTCCCTGCTGAGTTAGGTACTTGCGCCCAACCTTCTTGAGACGCTCCACTTGTCTTTGCATGAACGTAGGGTTCTCAAGATCTGGTTTCACCCCAACTGCGCTGAACGGCGTCTCTGGATCTCTAATGGCTTGCGCAGCAGCTTTTGCAAAATCTGTGCGGCCAAGAGCGCCAAGGCCTGCGCCAACAGTCTTTGCCCCTAAAGATGCGATAGCAGGCACACCAAGCACTACAGCAGCGCCCTCTGCACCTACACGCAGGCGATTGGAAAGATTTGCTGCTGCAAGCTCAGCGCCATCAAGGTCAGAAGTATCTATTCGCTTGGTAGGCCCAGCCTCGAAGAAATCACCGAGTGTCTCAACATCTGGTGTGGTAGCAGCTATGTCTGCGCCGACTGTTGCGCCAAGCTTGCCCACTGACCCCAAACCTTTTGCCGCTTTGGCAGCAATTCCACCAGGAGCCGCGAACTGAGCAATGAAACGAGCGGCCTTGCCCACCTCGGTCTGTGTGTCTGGCTTGTACTTATCAAAGAAGTTTCTTACGGTCTGAATGCTTTCTTCATCAGAACCAAGAAGTTCCATGGGCAACGTGGTGATGCCCTCTGTTGCGCTGACAAGACCTGCGCCAATACCTCTACCAATATCACCTATGGCAGATACGTCTTCTTCGCCCAGCTGAGCGCCACGTTCAACGACTGGGTTTTCAGCGCCCCATTCAGCGGCTCTGCGTGCAGCGTACTCAGGATCGTCGGTGCGGACATTTATTGTTCTGCCACTTCCGTCAGGTACGGCTACTATCATTAGTCAATATCATCAGAGGGAGCAGCTGCAACCCCAAGGCGGACTCTTGCTTCTTCAGGCAATGTGTAGCCAGTTATTGCTTCAAACTGTGCAATTTGTTCTGGAGTAACGCTACCACCAGTATCAACAGCTTCTGAAAACAAGGTTAAGAACTCGTCTCTAGCTGTCGCCTCATTTGAAAGCCTAGAAACAATTTCCTTGTCAGAGAGATCTGTTGTTTCTTTCAAGAACTGATAGTTACGCATCAGCGCAGTATCATTTTCTCTCCGCGCCTCAAGTTGCTTGTATTCTTCTTTGCCCAAAGCAAAGTCACTTGCAAAGTTTCTAGGCGCTATGCCTTCGCTCGCCTGCCCAGCCTTGGCAAAAGCATATTGGTTTGCTGGGTCTTGCAAGAAATCTTTGAACTGGGTACCAGCACCCTTCAACATATCAAGGAATGTTGGATCTGGTGGTGGAGCTTTTGGCTGTTCAGGAAAGCCTTCTTTTCTAGCCGTTGCTACATCAGGAAGTCTTGATTGAGCGTAATCAGTAAGAAGTTCTTCTTGTCTTTTTTCTGCATAATCATCCATATCAGGGCCCAACAAAGCTCTGATCTCAGGCATTTCCATCAGTTCATCAATACCGAAGCCTTGATTTATAAGATCTTGAACAATTGGCATTTGTAATAAATAAGCAGTAGCGCCTGTAAGCGCGCTTATCCCAACACCTTTTCTAAGAGCTCCTCCAATTCCCGTTGCCGCTCTTTTGCCTAATGACTTTATTCCACCTTCAGGTGCATCCGCTTTAGGCGCATCTGTTTTTGGGGCGGCAATTTTTGGCACCGTTCTAGGCTGGGACAAGCCTTCAGCTTGTTCCGTAGCGGTCATAGGCGTTTTGCTTTTTGGATCAGCAAAGCCTTCAGCTTGTTCTTGGGTAGACATGCCTCGTCTAGGCTCAGGCTTCGCCTTTGGCTTGAAACCTTTCATCCTTCTTAATGCTGGGTGAAGCTGCATCAGTGCAGTTAGTGCAGCAGTGCCAAGAGTGCCAGCACCGGCAGCAGTGAACGCTTCTTCTGTAGTCATTGTCTTAAGTGCTTCATAAAGCTCTGGCGATATGGAATCTTCAGGGTTTCTAAGAAAGTCTCCAAAGCCTCTAATTGATTCGGCCAAGTCATCAGCAAAACCACCTTCCGCATACCCACGAATCGGCGCGATACCTGCCATTATGCCGCCACCCTCACGCATCTGCGGTGTTTGGAACATGGGTCTGTTCATGATTTCGTTGTACATCATGCCACCTTGATTCATCGCGTTTGCTTCTGACAGCGCAATCGCTATCGCTTGCTTTGGATTTGTTACCTGTTTACCCGAACCGCCAGACTTGAGAGCTCCTTCCTTGAACTCTCCCATGACCTTGCTGATCTTCTTCTCACGCTTGCTTTTGGCCACGGTCAACCTTTGAGTAATCTACACGGTAGTAGCCATCTTCAGCTTTATGCACGGCTGAAGGGTTAACCTTGATCAACTCTTGAGCCATGACACCTTCAGTTGGTGCATCAACGCCCATGGCTTTCGCGGTGTCATTCCAAGTCCATGTATACCATCCAACACCAGGCTGAACATCACCAACCTTCATGACGTTTTCTTTCAAGCGAATATCTGATGGCATGAAGTTTGATCCAAAGGATAACGCACTCATTACTCGACCAGCGGTGCTAGGCTGTTGATAAGTTCCAACCTGACTCTGCCCAGATCCGAACCCAGTGGTGTATCCAGGCATAAACTGAGCGCCTTGGCCAAGTACGTTGAATCCACGCTGTAGTCTCATGAACGGCTCATCAGCCATTTGAGTAGCGGCTTTGTATTGAGCATCAAGTCCGCGCTGCTGTATACCTCTGCCTGCCGCACCTAGTCCGCCAAGTGTTCCTATTTGCCCAGTCAGCATATCAAAGCCCTGCTGGCCTAGACCGGCAATACCTTGAGCGCCTGCACGAGCTCCTTGTTGGCCAGCTTGGAATGCACTCAACGCATCGCCAAATGCACCACGAGTTGTTCTATCAAGGCCACCTGCAGCGCCCTGCATGCGCGCCATTTGGTCGCCAAATATGCCAGAGCCAAGCTGCTGACCAGACTGGAATTGCGAACCGATACCTCTGCCGATATCTGCACGTTGTCCTGCCAGACCACCAATACCTTGTTGTGCTTGTAGACCAAGAGCACCACCTTGTTGCGCAAGCCTTCCTTGTAATTCTTGAGTGGATATACCTAGTTGTGCAGCACGTTGAGCAAGATCTCCTTGAGCTTGACCTGCTTGCAAACCTAACTGACCTTGCTGCTGAGCTATTCTGTTTTGTAGTTCTTGTGTAGAAATGCCTAGCTGTGCAGCACGTTGAGCTATGTCTGCCTGAGAAGTCAGGCCACTAAGACCAAGCTGGCCACTTTCAAGTGCGCCACGTTGAGCAAGTTGCTCTGCACTCAGCCCCAAGTTAGCTGCTTGCTGTGCAGCACTGATACCCGTCTGTGCGCCCGCCTGGCCCAGTGACCCGGTTAATTGTGCGGCTTGCTGTCTACGTCCTTGTGCCTGCTCAAATGCTTGCTGTGCGGCCTGTTGAGCCTGCTGGAAGCCTTGTGAGCGCAACTCAGCACCAGTCTTAGCTTGTTGTTGCAAGACATTACGACCAATCTCTGCTTGCGCTATGGCACCACGAGAGCCGCCAAACGCGCCAGAGCGCACCGCTTGATCACGGGCAGCAATCTTTTGTTGTTCACCCAGCCGTGCAATCTCAGCTTGCTGTGCATCAATAACTTGTTGTGTGAACGGGTCTTGGAATCTAGATACGGCTGATGGATCAAACTGATCACCTGTGCCAGTAAGGCCAGCGATACCTTGAAGGGCGGCTGATCTGCCCATTTCACCGGCAGAACGGAGGTCTTGTCCTGCCATTTGCGTCTGCATTCTAGCTCGTTGTGCTGCATCTAATGCACCAGCTTGAGCACCGCCAACTTGGCCCATAATTCCTGAACCAGCGCGGCGCATAGCTCTTTGGCCAATACGAGATTCTCTGCCTGCACCGGCTCCAGCCCCGCGCATACCACTCATTGCAGAGGCAACATCTCTGCGAATATCACGACCTGCAGCGCCCAGTCCCGCTTGGCCAATATCAGCCTCTCGTCCTGCGCCCCTAGCCGCATCCATCAATCCTCTTTGAGCAATAGCAGCCTCTCTGCCCATACCTAACTCAGCGCCACGAATGTCACCAGCAGCGCCCATCTGCATAGCACGGGCTTGTTGGTCTATAAACTGTTGACCCATGCGCGGGTCATATGCACCTATACTTTGTTCATACAAGGCTCTAGCTCGTGGATCTGCAAAGGCTCCAGCAGATCTTGGGTCAAAACCACGAGCAGATTGTCTGAATAGGTTTTGCGCTTCAGAAAGCTGTTGACCGAAACCGCCAAGGCCTTGAGCTAAGTTGCGTGCTTGCACCTCTTGTGGCGACAGACCGGCAATTTGTTGCACTGGGATAGGTATTTGCTGGCCAATCATCCCGTATTGAGGATTGAAGTAAGCGTCTAGCAACTGACGGGAAGTTAGCTCAACTCCGGGGGCAGCATATTGTTGAGATGCAGAAGGTTGAACTACAGGGGTGCTTTCGTCTGTTTGTTGTTGTTTAGACTTTCCACCGGCAAAAGCGCCCACAGTCGCAAGAGCAGCAGGGATGAATTGAACAAAAGCTTCTGGCTGGCCAGTTTGAGGGTTGATGGTCAGATCACCAATTGGCGAGGTCTTTCTTAGAACGTCAACTTCTGCTGGATTCATGTGAACCAGCATCGAGTCTCCATAACGGCCTTGCTTGGCTAACTTCTCAGCCTGACCCTTCATTGGGTATTTGTTTTTAGCCATTACGCTTTCCTCATCGCCTTTTCACCGGCACGCTGTAGCGCATACATCATGCGAGCGCCTTCTCTGCGCTGTTCCTCTTTAGATTTGCCAGCACCCTCTAGCCGTCCAATACCTCTAACAG